TAGTTCTCAGTCATCATTGGGTGTTGGTACTGGAGCAGTTGTTGATATTGTTGTTGGTCAAGGATCAAGTATAATTGCATTTGAATTGAAGAATCTGGGTTATGGTTATAAACCAAATGAAATCCTAACTGTATCTATTGGTGGAACTATAGGTATTCCTACAAATACATCTTTAGGTTTCTCAGAATTTCAAATTTCTGTTGATAATATCTATTCTGATAAATTTGTAGCATGGACGGTTGGTTCTCTTCAGGTCATTGATCCTTTTGATTCTCTCTTCGACGGAAGTAGAAGATCATTCCCAATTCGTATTGGAGGAAATCAGACTACGATCAGATCTAAGAAAGGATCTAATATTGATGTCCAAGCAACTTTACTAATTTTTATTAATGATATTCTACAAGTTCCAGGCAAAGGTTACACTTTTGCTGGTGGAAGCACCATAAGATTTACCGAAGCACCAAAAGAAGGTGATAAGTCTAAAATATTATTCTATCGAGGAACTGAAAATGTCGATACTCTAGAAGTAGATATTTTAGAAACTATTAAAGTTGGTGATAAAGTAACTTTAACTAGCGATGATATTAGATTAACAGAAAATTCCAGATTAGTCACTCAAATTATTTCTTCAGATATACTTGAAACTAATTTATATTCCGGTCCTGGTATTACGGAAAATGAAGACCTGTCCAGACCTCTGACTTGGTGTAAATGGCCAAGTAGTTGGTAAGGATAGGGTAATTTATGAACCTTATATTCAACCAACTACTAACATTATTCAAAATATTGGAATAGGATCTACATCAATTTTTGTTGAAAGTGTTAAAGCATTCTTTGATAGTGAGAAGGAATATGCCCATGATGGAACCAATGAAGAACCACAAAATAAAATTCTTATCATTTCTCAAGATTCTATAGTTTCTACATCTGCTACTGCTGTAGTATCCACTTCAGGAACTATTTCCTCTATTGTTATTTCTGATGGTGGAGTTGGATACACTACTACTCCGACAGTATCAATCGCAGGACCAATTGGATTTGGAACAACTGCAGCACAGAATACTGCTAGAGCACTTGCAACAATCTCTGGAGGCGTTGTAACTGGAATTGCAATAACTTCTGCTGGACTTGGATACACACCCTCACAACCACCTGCTGTGTTAATTGAATCACCATCTATAAAATATGAAATTATTGATAAAGTTTCTTATCAAGGAGACTTTGGAGTGATTACTGGTATTAAAACTACTTCTGTTGGAGTAGCGTCAACTGGAATTGTATTTGACTTCTTTATTCCAAAAGATTCAATTATAAGGGACTCTAGTATTGTAAAAGTTGGAATTGCTACTACAGGAATCAGTGGAATTCAAACTGGATATTATTTTGTTGTTCGCAATTCAAATGTTGGAAATGGTCTTACCTCATTAAACACTGGAGGTGGTGTTGTTGGAGTTGGAACAACTTTCATCGATAACATCTATCAAGTTGCTGCTGTTTCAATTGCACAAACTGCAGTTGCTGGTGTGGGACTTACAAATGTTGCTAAAGTGACCGTAAGTGTTTCAAAATATAATAATTTAACCGGACTTGGATTTAGTGATTTTTATGGTGAATATAGTTGGGGAAGAATTTTAACACCAGTAAGGACAAATCCTGAGGTGTTTGTTACTTATGCAAACAATGGAGGAATTTCAACTTCACCTATAATTCAAAGATACAATAGATTAAAGTATATTGGTTACTCAACCACATAAATAGATAAAAAACTGCAAAATGTCTGCAATTATAACTGATCAATTAAGAATATTGAACGCAAAGAATTTTGTTGCTACTGCAACATCTTCTTCAAATTCTTATTATTCTTTTGTTGGTTTAACTAATGCAACTGACTATTCATCGACCTGGGAAAGTAATCCACCAGCACCAAAAGATAGTTTTGAGCAAGAAAACGACTATTGGGATACAATGGTTGCTTTGAAAAAAATTAAGGCAAGTGATGTAAATCAAGTTGTTCGTAAGGTAACCTGGTCTTCAGGAACAACTTACGATATGTATCGTCATGATATTAGTAGAACCAATACCTCAAAACCATCAGGATCAACTAGTTTATATTCAGCAAACTATTATGTAGTTAATAGTGATTACCGAGTATATATTTGTCTTCAAAATGGTACTGATCCTGAAAATACAACTGGAAGACCGTCATTAGATGAACCCACATTTACAGATTTAGAACCAAAGGCAGCTGGAGACAGTGGAGATGGTTATATTTGGAAATATCTTTATACAATTAAACCAAGTGAAGTTATAAAATTTGATACTATTAATTTTATACCAGTACCAAAAAATTGGGAAACAAATTCAGAATCTGCGGCAATAAGAACAAATGCTGCTGCTTCCAATAATCAACTTAAGATTATTACAATTACAAATCGTGGAGTTGGTTTGGGAACAGCAAATAGAACATATACAAATGTTCCGATCAAAGGTGACGGTGAAGGAGCAAAAGCAACTATTGTAGTTAATAATGACTCTAAGGTAGAGTCTGTTACAGTTTCTATTGGAGGTTCTGGATATACTTATGGAACTGTTGATTTAGTTGGAGGTAATGTCCCAACAGGTACTGTAACTCCAACTTTTGATGTAATTATTCCACCAAAAGGAGGTCACGGAGCAGACATTTATAGAGAACTTGGTGCTTATAATGTTTTAATTTTCTCTAGAATTGAAAATGATTTAGAAAATCCAGATTTCATCACAGGAAACAAAATTGCAAGAGTGGGAGTTGTAGAAAATCCACAAGCATATAATTCCACTTCATTGTTAGATATTGAAAAAGCAAGTGCAGTATATGCTTTAAAACTAGCAGGAACTGGATATGATACTGCTACATTTACACCAAATTCAAGATTTACACAAACCATAAGCATTGGTACAACTGCTGTAGGTAGAGTAGTCTCTTATGATCAAAATACCGGTGTATTAAAGTACTGGCAAGATAAAAGTCTTGTTGGGTTTAATACTAATGGTTCTCAAAACACATCTCCAACTTATGGACTTCACTTAAATAGATTTACAAGTTCTGTTGGTACTGGCGGAACTACTTTTATTGTAGGAACAAATCTTTATATTGACGAAACTTTTACAGGTGTTTCTACAGCACTAAATAATAGAACATACAATCTTGGACAATCTTTTATTAATGGAGTGGCCAACCCAGAAGTTAAAAAATATTCTGGAAATGTAATTTATGTAGACAATAGACCTTCCATTACTAGGTCATCTAACCAAAAAGAAGATATCAAAGTTATTTTGCAATTCTAAAGAATTATGTCACAGGAAACCAACCTTAATGTCTCTCCATATTTTGATGATTTTGATGTAAATAAAGATTATTATAAAGTCTTATTTAAACCCGGGTATCCTATTCAAGCAAGAGAATTAACAACCTTACAGTCAATTCTCCAAAATCAAGTTGAACAGTATGGAAAACATATTTTTAAGGAAGGGTCTGTTGTAATTCCTGGACAATTAAGATATGAAAATCCACTTTATACAGTAGAAATTGAGTCTACTTTTAATGGATCACCTATTTCATTATACTTTGATCAACTTCTTGGAAAAAAAATAAGAGGTTCAACAAGTGGAGTATCAGCTGAAGTTGTCTATCTACTTAAAAATACAGAGTCTGAAAGAGGTAATTATACACTATATTTGAAATATTTAGAAAGTGGTGGTGCGGACTTTACAAATAGAACTTTTCAAGATTCAGAAACATTATTATTAGAAACTCCTTTAACTTATGGAAATTTTACCATTCAAGTTGGACAGGGAGTTTGTAATACAATAACTACAAATGCAATTTCAGAGGGGTCTGGCGTCTCAGTCGCATCTGGAGTTTATTTTGTAAGAGGTGTTTTTGCAAGAGTATCTGAGCAAACGATTCTTCTCGACCAATATTCAATCTTACCTTCCTATAAGGTGGGATTTAGTATTATTGAGGATATAGTAACTTCAGATAGTGATCCAACTTTATTTGATAATGCTCAAGGATTTTCAAATTATGCTGCTCCAGGTGCTGATAGATTTAAGATTACACTGGAACTTTCTAAAAGAACACTTGA